GGTTCTAAATTAAGTTCCGGAAATAACTCTAGTTTCATACCACCTTCAGGAAGATAGTCATCACTTATAGTTTGATTAATAACAAGATCCATTGCTATATTAGCTATTTTCTTATCAGAAAAATTAAACCATTGTGTTAAATGGTTATAAGCTATATGCATTGCCTCATGTTGAATTAAACCTTCTCTGTGTAATTTTGGTAAATCTGTAAAGAACTGTTCATTGATAGCAAGTTGGAAATTAATTCCATTCTTACTAACACCTGCAGTAGGTAAATTATTTCTCCATACTTTATTCATCATAAGTATGAAAAACCCCCAATACATTTCTCTGAACATTAAATCTTTACAAGCTTTTGACAAAATTTCATCTCTACTTTGTATACTCATAAATTTTTTCTTTTAGCATATTCTGCAATTAATAAGGCATCAATTACACCATCTTGATTTGTAGTTTGTCTACTAGACGTTTTTAATGAAACCGTAGGAAACAATCTTGTAGCAGCTATTTCTGCCATAGCTTTTGTGTTTCTTTTACCATCTGTTTTTTTTACTTCTGATACTCCCTGAAACATTTCTTTTTGCCAGGTTTTGGCCGGAACTTCTGCAAATGATAAATTATTTAAAGCACAGATTGTTTCTAATATACCTACCTGATGACCCATTGAAAAAGCAGTATTTTTAGTAGTACCAAATATAGAATTAAGTTTTTCAAATACTACTACTGAATCTTTATGATTAACTAATCTACTAAGCTCTTTAATATCAATTTGATTACCTATTAAAGGCATTTTGTGTAAATCTATTTGATTACCGTCTATGATTGCAATACCACCGTTTTTTCCAATGTCTACACCAATGTATTTTTTCATTTTATATCATATTTTTTACAAAAATAATTTACTACTCCGGGGATATACTTTTTATAATATGGTTGGTTATCCATACACCACTCTTTTACTTCTGCTTTAGTTGTAAAAGGTTTTTGCCAAGAGCCATTAGTCATAATCATGTTAAACATTGGTTCTAGTTCATCTATAAAATCTTGTACAGTCCAACCTTCCCAAATATGTTTAGATAAATCCATATAAATTTCTTTTGTTGTTAGTTTCAATTTCAAGTAATTTTTCCAAAACCAATCTGTATTCTGGTTCCGGCAAAATTCTCTTTAATTTTTTAATGGTTTCTTTTGTTAACTCACTAATTACATCATGTTGCACAAGAGTAATTAGCGCATTTAGTTCCTGAAAATCAGGTTCTATTGCATAATGCTTTAAATATTCTTCAGGATTTTTCATAACTTTTCTTTTAATCTATCAATTTCCCGTTGTAAATACCACAAAGCTTTCTCTAGATCTTCTACTGTTTTAGAAGAATCTTTTCTACCAGCTCTAGATATATACTTTACAGTATTACCTAATCTAAAATTCAAATCCCATGCTTCAATTACTTTAATTGCTTCATAAGGATTATCTGCACCATGATAATGGTTTGGGTGTTCTACACTACTCATTGCTTTTAGTTGTTTTATAAATTCATTTCTTACTTCAATTAAACCGTAATCTCTTACAGAATCAGATAAATCTTTAGACATTTTGAGTTGTACTTTTATACAACCATAATAGTTTGTATATTTTTCTGATGCTATTTCACCAGCAGTGTCATTATCAAACAACACAAATACTCTTTTATACTTAGTTTGCAATTCTTTCATTACATAACTGGGTATAATTGAATTTTCACTGTCTGGTGCTAAACTTTCAAAGTTGGTAAATCCTAAAGATTTAAAACTTAGCATATCTTTTAAGCTTGACAGGAGTATTAAATTGTCTGTTTTATACTCTAATTGATCCCAACCTTGCAAATAATGTTTAATTTTTAAGAACTTTTTTTCATTATTTTTCGGTTGATATATTTTAATCAATTCTCCTATCTTATTGAAATAACCATAGATATGACTAGTTTGTACTGTAAAAGATGATTCAGTACCATCAGCATTACATTTAGACATTTGATAAAACTTTAACGGATAAACTTCATAAGTTTTTAAACTTTTAGAGTTTATTTTAAAAGCTGTCCAAAATTCTCCATCAGCTTCTGTCCAAGATCTCATTTCATAATCAGAAACTTTATATTTGTCTTCCGGTATAATATCATATCTTGTTATTTCTGGAGCATTTATATAATCATTATATATTTTTACATATGCATCAGGATAACTAATTTTTTCTAACAAACTAACTAAAGTAATACCGTTTCCCCCATTACCTGAGCTAAAATCTTTAAATCTGTAACAACCTTTAGGATTATCATAGTACACAAACATGCTAGGATCATTATCCCCACTGTTAAATACTGATTTCATCCTAACATCCTGGCCTGTTAATTGGGGTAAATTAAGATATTTTTCAAATATCCATTCATCAGGTATATGTATATATTCTATTAAGTTTTCTGTTGATATCATAGGGTACAATAAAAAGGAGGGTTACAAAGATAACCCTCCTGTTGATATTAACAAATAAATGTTCTAATAAGGTAGATCATCTAAGTCAAAATCACTGCCAGATAAGGGTGTATCATCACCAAAACTATCTACCGGTTTAGCTACAACCTTAGTTAATTTAACAATGTGCTCATCTTCATTGAAGTTAAGAACTTTTTTAGAATCAACTGCGGCAAATGCATAACTACCTTGCGTTGTTTTTGGTAAAAACAAATTATGAGCAATGTACCCACTTTTGTTTTCATATTCTTTACCAGCAATACAAAAATCTAAGAATACATCTTGAGCTACTTTATCTCTGTTAAATGCATCTATAAATTCATGAATGGTATTGTGTTTGTTGTTTTGACTAGCAAACCAATTTTCTTTTCCTAATGCGGTACATACTTTCTTAAGGAGTATCAACACATTGTTATCTCTTTTAATTTCAATACCTGACTTAGTAGTTCCGTCTGCATAAGCATATTGAGAAGCTTGAACTCTACCTACTTGACCCTTATAATAACCTAATGCTGGGTTATCTTTGTCAATTGCAAAACCTTCAAAACCTTCAATTGGTGATGTTTCAAGATTTAAAACTACGTGTACAGCATCTGGTATAAATTTAAAATCTTCCAATACTATACTGTTAATCTTAGCTGTTACATTACCTGGTTTCATTGTTTTACTCAAACCACCACCTGTGCTTTCTACTAAATTTTCTGTGCTTAATGCCATAATTGTTTATTGTTTATTTGTTAATTAATCTACGAATATTTTATCCCAGTGAGTAATATACTCACCATCTTCATTTACTTCAGAAATTACAATTTCTTGATTTCTTAAGTGTGCTGGTCTTGCACCACACCCTACATCATCTGATGTATAAAAACTTAATACATTTGTATCACCTTTTCTGTAAAGATAAGCAATAGCATCTGAGTTTGAGGTAGTTATGCGTTTTAATTTCCCGGTTAGATCAAGTTCCTTTACTGAAAAAGTAGAACCATTTTTCTCTAACATAGTATCTTTAACGTGACCTAATAAAATAATGTGAGGAGCTAGTGTTTGAATGTAGTCTAATACTTTAGTAAATGCCATTCTCTGCCAATAGTATCCGCTACCTTCTGGTAGCCCTATAATATTACCATATTTAGATTTACCACCACCTTCAGCAAACCAGTTTTTACCCATAGGGCTTTGGGAGTAAAGTTGTTCTGCATAACCAATACACATTTCTTCTAATGCTGTAATAGTATCTACAGCAATGTACTTGTAAGGACTATTAGCATCTTTAATTGCTTTACCAATCTTTTTTAAAGTTCCAATGCTGTCAACTTTCATCTTCATAGCTGATACAAAATCAGAACCTTGTTCAAAGTCTAGCAATAAACAATTATCTAATGCTGCTATTAAACTAGTTTTCCCTGTTTTTGGTTTTGAGAAAATAATTAGATTTTTGGGATTTTGTGTCTCAGGTTTACTCCTGGTTGTCGGTAATAAAATTTCCATTACTTTTTAATTAATTTATTTAACCATTGTTTGTTACTTATTGGAGAGTTCCACATAATTGCGGCAAAATCTCTAATTGTCATATTCTTCATTAATTCATCTTCTTCATTTTCTTCTTCATTTTTAGTTAATTTTTCAGACTCTTCCGGAAATAAATCTTCTGTTAATGAGATTTGTTTAATTGTTGTAAAACTAGGAAACTCATTTTCAAATTCATTTACTTCTGGATTTTTAATTTCAATTACTTCTAATTCTTTTACAGGAACCAAGTATCTAAAACTTGCACCTTCTGTTTTTTCATACTCTTCATCAAAGTATGGATTATACCTAAGTCTATAAAGAGTTCTGTTAGGATCTTCTGGTGTCAAATCATAACTTACAAACTCAGTGTATATATCCTTTTGCTTAATTAGCTCACTAGGGAAAAATGATACAAATTTTTCAGTCTTTTCTCTAGGCACATAAGCTGATTTAGGAATATACAAAGGAGCTTCTTCTTCTAAGATTTGAAACTTCCACAGATGCTCTTTAATTAACTCTTCTGTTTTTTCTCTACGTTCTGCTGTAGATAGCTTTACATTATTTATCATACTGTTATTCTTTTTGATTGTGTAGCAGGAGTAATCATTTCTGAAATACTCATCTTTTCAAATTCTGCTTTAAAAAAACTAATTCTAGGTTCACCATTTCTTACTTTAAGAAAATGAAACACTAATGTTTTATCATCATCAATAATGTATCTATCAGGCCCGTAGAACTTAATTTTTTGTTTAGCCGGACGGTTAACCCCAATTAATAAATCTGCGTGTTGAAGCAAAGCATCTGAACCAAATACATCAGATTCTAATATATAATTAGAATACTTGCCATCTTCTGCTCTTTCTGGGTTATCACTATTTCTGTTTAACTGAGATAATAGTATAAATAGCACAGGAATTTTCTTTTTTAATTGAGTTAATGTCTTACCTAAGTTACTTAGCATTTCTTGTAGATCTTTTTCGTAAGGTGCTTTTTGAAATAATATTGAATGGTCAATAGTAACTAATATAGGTTTTTGATATTCTTCATAATATGTTAGAATAATTTTTTCAAATTCAGCAACTGTACAAGGATTATCTACAATATTCACCTTACTTCCGGCTACTTTGTTTTGAGAATACTTATAACATTTATCTAAATCTTCATCACTAATCACACCTTCAGCACTACATAGATATTTATATGATCTATTGATTACACTAGTATATTCTCTAATAGCTTGTGTTCTACCTAACATTTCAAATTGAAACTGTAAAACTCTAAAATCTTGATCCGGATTTAACTTATGCGCTTCTCTTACTATTTGATCTGCAATTACAGTTTTACCTGTACCAGGTCTAGCACCAATAACAATAATAGTATTCCACTCCAAACCATCTAATGTAGCATCATTAAACTTATGCCAAGGAGTTTTAATACTTTTAATTGTACCAAGCTGTCTTTGTTTCAAATATTTTAAAGCTTGAGAATAAGAATCCTTCTGTGATTTCCACGGTGCACTCATGTTACAGAAATTAATGATTTTCTAAAGTTTTTGTGAGTATAGGTAAGAATAGCATTTATTACTTCTATACCTAAGAATTGTAATACAGTTAATTGAATTACAAATATATTAATAATTGTGTAACTAAAGAACAGAGTTACCAATGAAAATATTAAAATTTTTAAACTGTTTGTCATACTACTTTTTCGGAAAAATGAGGTTTGTCATTCTCTAGACCATTTAGTATCATGTCACAATAATTGGCTAAATCACTATCATATGTTTTATCAGGATTTTGTTTTCTAATAAAATATTGTGATGTTCTCATGTATTTCCAATTTTGTGATTCATACTCGTCCAGATATTGTTTTGTTGCTGAAAATACTGTTTCCCATGTGTAATTATATTCTGAAAAAAACCAACGGAATACGTTCTCTAAAGTTTTTACATTAACTCTAGCTGGTTTACCACTAGGTAATTTAATATTTGGAAATAAGTTAGAATAAGCTTCTAAATTATCCATATAATTATCACCTAAAATGTCTTCACTAGTTTGTTTCTTGGCTTTTCTAAAATAGTTTTCTAAACCATCTAGATAAGCAATAGTTCTTGGAGTAATTGCATTATTATCAACCCAACCTCCTTGTTCTAATCTTTGAATTTCTAATGGTATATTGATAAAATCAGGGGGAACTGTTTTATGTCTGATACAATGTAGGAAATACGTTTGATTAGGTGTTAATTTATGCCTAAGCATGTTGTCAAATAATTCTCTCATTACCATTTAATTTCTTCATTGTTATTTTCTAATAATATTTTGTTTATTTTGTTAAACACATCTTTACAATCCCAAGGTTGTTCTGTGTAATAACTGGTTGCTGGATGAGTTAACTCAAATTTATAGTTATTATCATTCACAGCATTTTTCCACTCTAAAGCTTTTTTACCAAAATAGACATAAATTAATCCCGGATTATACCAAGTCAACACATCAAA